TTTTTTTTAATTTATAAGCAGTATGAAAATAACAATTAACGGTAACGAATTAGAACTTAAAAATAAGTTCAGATCATATATTATATATGAAACTATAACAAGTAAGATGTTTAATCCACAGACAGTATCAGATATGATTACTTATATGTTTGCGGTGATTTTAGCTAATTATCCAGACATTGAACTGAAGTTTGATGATTTCTTAGACTGGTTGGACAGTAATCCAGATCAGTTTGCTAAGTTTAATCAATGGGTAGTTGATAGTAGCAAGAGCTTACAGCAGGGAGAACAAGCAGAAAAAAAAGGGATGGCGAAGTAATTACGTTTACGGACTTAATGTGTTTACTTTGCCTACAATATAAATGTGTTTCGGTAGAGTATTTTATGGACAAGATGTAGCGATATGAACTAGAACCTATTATAAAAAAGATGGGATATTCAGTCAGAGAGGACTGGGAACAAACTAGGTCTATCTGCTACATACTTGCACAAGCCAATTCTAAAAAGAAACTAAAGCCCAAAGATATTATACAATTTAGTTGGGACAAAGAAGTTCCGCACCTCCCTAAAGTAACAATGACCAAAGAGAAGAGAGAATAGATGCTTGCAAAAGCTAAGAAAAGAGAAGAATTACTTAAATCTAAGGGTATAATATAATGGGACAATTAAAGGAAGAACTGGTACTAGATACCAGTAAATTTTCTGGTGGTATAAAAGATGCCATCAATAACATAAAAGACCTTAATAATGCATCTGAAAGAGCTGGTCTTAAAAAATTAAAGGGCAATCTGGATGATGTAACCGATGCAGTCGGTGATAATGAGAAAGAAATACGAAAGTATTTATAGGCATTAGGAGGTTCTGGCAAGACTTTACAAGGTAAAATAAAGAATATCAAAGAAGAACTTGCCAACTTAGCTGATAAAGGTAAGGAAACTAGTAGTGCTTATAAAACTTTAGTTGGTGAATTACAAAGATATACTAATATATAGAGTAAGATTGCTAGTGAAACTAAGGAAGCTATGGATAGTGCAAAATCATCTGTAGACGATCTTAGTAATTCCATATCTAATATGATCAGCTCTTTAAAGAGTGGAGATATAACCTCATTTAGTAAGAACCTACAATCATCTATGGCTAGTGTGAAGGACTTTAAAATGCCAGAACTTAGTGGTACGATGATTAAAGGTGCTGGTATTACTGCAGTTGCAGCAGGTGTTATAGCAGGTGCAAAGGCTTTTGTAGACTTCAATGCTGAGAGTTCAAAAGCAAATCAGGCCATTCAACAGTTCACAGGACTTGGAGGTCAAGCCCTTATAGATTTTAGAGCAACTTGCGAAACAACAGCAGAGCAGTTTGGTATGAGTATGGATGACGTTGTTAAGACGGCTAACACTGTTGCGAGACAGATGGGTGTAAGTTTTCAAGAAGCAGCAGATTCAATATAGGATGGTTTAAACCTTGCCGTTGATAAGGATGAGTACAAATCTCAAATGGAGGAGTACTCTACCTACGCAAAAGAAGCAGGGATGAGTATTGACGAACTATCTACAACAATAATCCGAAGTCAGCAGCAAGGTATTGTTAGTGATAAGGCAGTAGATTCCATTAAGGAAGCAAATATCCGAATTAGAGAAATGTCACCTGCAGTACAAAAGGCACTTGACGCAATCGGCATTGATTCAAAGAAGGTTATGAAGGGCTTAGCTGATGGTTCTATTACCACTTTTGATGTAATGAAACAAGTTAGTCAAAAAATGTCAGAAATGTCACCACAGGCACAAGAGGTTGGACAGGCTATATCAGACATTTTCGGAGGTCCGGGTGAAGACGCAGGTTATCAGTTCTTAACTACCATTAAGGATATTAAGGGTAATATGCAGGAACTTTACGATAACGCACCCGAAGGAGTAAGACTTGCCAAAGAACAGATGGATGCTACCGAAGATTTAAAGAGAGCAATCATAAGCCTTTTTGATGTGTCTGGTAAAGGTTGGGATGAGTTTGTATCAGATATAAAGGTTGGAGCTATTAAAGCTGTTACAAAGCTTGTAAATGGGTTAAAGACAGTTGTTGATTGGCTTGATAGTATTAACAGAGCAGCCAATGCAGCATTTGCCCCTGTTCGAAAGTTATTAGGAACGGAAGACCAATTGGCGAAAAAGGCCGCACAGGAAATGGCAGACAATCTTAAAAGGCAAGCAGACAACAATAAACGCCTGACGCAAAACAACAATACCACTGATAAGACTAAGGATCCATCAACAAAAAAGCTTCAGTAGTATAGTAATGAACTAAACAAGCTTTATAAACAACTTAATAAAACTACAGATAAAGCAGTTGCTGCTAATATACAAAAGAGAATTGATGCAATAAAGAAGGCTGCCAAAAGTTTAACAAATAAACTTGATGTAGTTTCTGACAACAATAATAAACCTTCTAGTAGAAAATCCAAAGGCATTACTAAGAAATCTGATGTTGCAGCACAAGGTTCACTAGATTGGTATTCACAAGAAATATCTAAATTATCTAAGCAACTTAATGCATCTGCAGATAAGTCAGTTTCTGTTACCTTACAAAGTAAGATTAATGAATTAAAGAAGGCTAAAGAAGATTTAGAAAAGTCTATTAAGGCTGAATCTCTAGTGCCAGTTGTAACACCTAAGATTAAAATGCCAACTAAGGAGGAGATGTAGAAGATGTTTAATCAACTTTCTCCAACTGTTACTGTAAAGACTCCACAACAAACTAGGGAAAATAAGAGAGAAATTTATAGTAATGCATAGACAGCAGTATCTAATTTACAAACTGATGTATAGATTGGTAGCATTAATAAGAAATAGGCAGAGGCTGAACTAGCTAAAATTAATGAAATACTCCAGAAGGAAGGTCTAGAACCATTAAAACTGGAGATTGATACAGAAGGGCTAAGTTTAGATAATCTTAATGATTCTATTAGTGCCATTGATAATATTGGTAGTTCAGTTTCCAATATGGTATCTGCAATAGAAGAAGGTGCTAGTGCTTGGGAGATCTTTACTAGTGTTGTAGGTGTGGTTACTACTACTTTACAATCTGTATAGACTATAATGAATACAGTAAAGATGGCTACTGATATGCTGACAGCTTCTGAAACAGCTAACCAATAGGTTAAGAATCAAAATGCACAACAAGAGGTTGCTAATGCTGGTACAATAGTTGCAGCTAATACAGCTAAGGGTATTTCTGGTGCTACTGCTAGTGGTTCTAGTATGCCTTTCCCAATGAACATAGTAGCTATAGCAATGGGTGTTGCTGCAGTTATAGCAGCTATTGCTTCTATATCTGGTGCATTTGCTAATGGTGGTATTGTTAATGGCAATGGATTTGTAGGTGACCAAAATCTAATTAGAGTAAACGGTGGTGAAGCTGTACTTACTAAAGGCCAGCAAGCTAACCTCTGGAACATACTGGACAACGGTGGTGGTACTGGAGGAGTTGTAGGTGGTGAAGTTAGGATTAAAGGTTCTGACTTATATATGGCACTACGAAATTATAGTAAAGTAAAAGGAACAGTAGGTAAAAATACTGGAATAAAATAATGAAAATAACTGGTAGTTTTAAAGACATTAACGATGATTTAGTAACTGTAGTTATTGAATCCACAGCTGTAGGCACTAACATTACCTTTGAGGAAACAACTGATTCCGATGGTAATGTTATGTGCTACTTCAGCGATGATCCGTTACAGATAGAAACAGAATGTGAGGATAACTTCACACACATAATAAAGAAATCCGCAGAGATTGAATTTTATAGTACTAAATGGTTAGGTGACTATTTGTTTGCTGGTAAGCCATCAGATACTACAGTAACGGTCTCTAAAGGAGATACAGTAGTCTTTTATGGCCATATAGAACCTAATGTCTATACACAGCCATATAGTGAAACATACAATTCAATAAAGATTAACTGTACCGATTTTCTGGCAACTCTGGAATACAACTATCTAGCATCAAATGAAAGTGCTTATAATGCCAGAAAAATTGATAGTGAAGTTAGGTCATTCTATGATTATTTAGATATTATATTTGGTGATACTGACGGTTGTATTTATTATGATGGTTCTAAAACTAATAATGGTGAGAATGTCTTTACAACTGTTGGTGTTTCTGAAAACCTCTTTTTAGGAGAGGATTTTGATGATATGTATACAAATGAGGAATTACTGGAAGAGATCCTTAAATTCCTTAATTTACATATTATACAAGAAGGTAAGGACTTCTATATATTTGATTGGAACAGTGTAAAGAATAACAACATTAGTTGGATTACTCTTAGAGGAGATACTGCTTCTACACTTACTTCAGAAGCCTTAACCGTTACTGTTAATGATTATATGTCAGATGATACAGATATTTCTGTTGCTGATGTTTATAATCAGATAGCAGTTACAGATAAATTAGAGTCTATAGAAGATGTTATTTCATCTCCAATGGATGATGATTCAGTTACATCTTTATGGCCTCGCAGGAAGAGATATATGACTGAAATATGGGCATTTGGTGAAGGTAAATCATCTAATAGTGGTTTCCATAACTGGATGATGAATGACTATGATGATGGCTATGATGCACAAGAAGCAACAGACTTCTTTACAAAATTAGCCTATAATGCTAGTTGGGACTTCAATTACTTTGATGGTTCAAACTTCAAATCAGTTTATAACGGAACACTTAGTACTGACAGCCTTGCCTTTTATGATTAGGTACAGAATTATAAGTATTGTCCTTTCTTAGCTAAGTGGGGACATACAGAACACAAGGCTGGTACTGCTTCATCTACTACTTATAAAGCTCCAGATAGTATGGAGAATTATATAACTATTACAGTTAATGGTAGTGGTGATGATAGTGAAACTAAGTTTGCTGAAATTGGTAATTACCTCCAGACTATTTATAATAAAGCAGTTGAAGAGGATACTGGTATTATAGTTTACAAATCTACCACAGCAGCAGCTTGGGGACAGATTGGTGGTGATGATGCAACTAACTATTTTGTCTTTAGTGGTGAGATGATGTTGCAACCACTTTTAAATCATAGTTGGTATACTGATGGTTGGTGGTCAGTTGTAGACAATAACAGAGAAGGTTCTGGTAATGGTCGTTATGGAGTTTACTTCTATGACAGTACTGGTACTAATAAACTTACTTCTGGACATCCAACTAATTATCCATATTATTTAGATAGGTTTTATTTCTCTGATCCAGATGAAGATTGGAAAAATGATACTTGGAAATATGCTTATAACAGCGATGGTTCAGTATCAGATAATATTGGTAAGATAGGTATTTTACAATGCCAATTAAAGGTTGGTGATAAGTACTGTGTAGAACTTTGTAACTATACATTAGACAGTGATGGTAATAAGGTTTGGGGATATGACAGTACTTATAAATGGATGACTAAGGAAGAATGGGAAACAGCTAAAACTAGTGGTACAGCAGATGCATCAGTTGTTGAGGAAGCAATACCATCATTCTCTTTAGGATATGATCCAAATATTGGTGACTACATAGTTGGTAACAAATTTGACATCTCTAACAACATTACAGACAGTATGAATTTAGGAGATAATGAAGGTACTGCAATTGCTATTCCTTCTGATTTATATGGACAATTAGAATTCCGTATAATTGCTCCAGTAAATAGTGAGTTCGTTACTGTGTGGAGGAGACATCCAACTATGTTTAGGAGCACTAAGTTTTATGCCAACAGTAAGAATGTACTAGACAACATCAGTGCTATTGTTATAAAGGACTTTGAATGTAAGATTGTTAGCGATAATGGTAATATAGAAAATGATGGGGATGCTGATATTGTTTACTGTTCAGATGAAACGGACAAATATATAAAGAAGAAAGATGATGTTGAATTTAATATCAATACTCTTTTAAGTGCATCTGAGGCTTATGAATTAGGTGTTGCAGCCCCGACGATTAATATATCAACGGCAATTAATGTTAGTGACAATTCAGCCTTTAAGAACCTTACCGATAATAATGAAGGCATAACAGCCTATGCTGAGAAACTATACGTTGATCACTATTATAAAGAGTTCAATACTCCTAAGATAATAGTTGAAACAACACTAGATAATAATACTATTAATGTTAGTCCATTCAATACCTATACTATCGGATATTTAGGTAAAACATTTTATCCTTTGTCTATTAATACAGATATGAGAATGGCATCTTCAACCATAACTTTAAAAGAAGTATGAGTGATTTAATTAATATAAGGGTGAGTGCCAGAAGTAGCAGTAGTAGTAATTCTGGCACTTCTTCCACATCTAAATTTAATGCCAATACATCTAGCAGTAGCAGTTATTCAACTAAATTTAGTAGTGAGAAGATTACAACTAATACATTAACGGCTTACTCAATAGATACAGATAAACTTACAGCAGCAATAGCTAATTTAGGTGAGACTAATATTACTGGTACACTTACTGGTATTGATGCAAACTTTACTGGAATACTTACAGCAGAGAATGCAAATATAGTAAGTGCTACTATTAGTAATCTTACACTTACAGAACCATTAGATATTGATTCTGCAAATATCACAGCTCTTACATCTGAAACGATTGATGTTTCTCAATTAAAGGTGGATGAGCTTACTTTGGAAAATGGTTTCCAATTTGACTGTTGGGGTATCAATGAGGATGAAAATCACTGCTTAAATATATCTGGCAGCACAGACCAAACGTTCCATATTGTACCAAACAAAACTGATGTGTTTGCAGTAAATGATGATACAACATCTATATGGAATGATTTGGATATGGTTAATAAAACCTCTGGTACTAAGATATATGTTGGTACAGAATCCGAATATCCAACTGAAATAAAGTCTGTAGTTGAAAATGGATTCTATATTGTTGATAAAGCAAATAATGTAGCATTAGGAATAAGTAGTAATTACATAAGCACTGGTCTAGATATAGGTAGTCCATCATTTACTAGTGGTAGTGGTAATGGCTGGCGCATACAAAATGATGGTACTGCAGAGTTCAGTAATGTTAAAGTAAATGGCAACCTAGATGTTTATGTGATTACATATAATGAGATGAGAGCAACTAATGGTATCTTGTTAGTAACAGATACTGGATAGATAGAGAAGGTTACAAAAGATGGTGATGAGTGGATATTTACTATTAATGAATATCCTCCATTTGTAGCTAATGATTATGTACAATTACAGTATAAGGCTTCTGAGACTTAGATATGGTCATTTAAAGGATTGGTGGTCTCAGTTAATAAAGATGGTGACAATACAGTTAGAGTAACTCCAAATACTGGCTTTACTGGTGGATCTTCTACTAATGATAGAGGTGAAACCACTTGGACTACAGTTGATCCAGATAGTGCTGTGAATAAGTATTTAATAAGGATTGGTAATAAATCTGATGAGAACAGATAGACCATTATTAAATTGAATCCTTATGATGGTGCTTACATAGACTTTATGAAACAACTTAACAGTGAGAGTGTACTTGCTGATGTAGATTCTACTGGTGGAACAGTTCCAACTAATGTGAGAATCGGTAATTTGGAGGGTATTGTATGGAATGGTACAACTCTGGAAGGACAAGGATTATATGCTGAGAATGCATACTTAACTGGTGCAATGCGTAACCTTAATAGTATGTGGGAATTTAATAAAGATGGTTCTGGCCAATTAGCTGGTGGTAAAATCAAATGGACAGCTAATGGTGAATTGTCTATAGACATAGGTGGAATTGATACTACTGAATTAGAGAATAGAATATCTGCTTGTGAAAATGATATAGACAATCTGGAAGGTAATGTTAGCAGTAATACAGAAGAAATTACTAACATCTCCAATAAACAGACATCTTTGGAAGCAACAGTTGATGGTTTGTCCTCAACAGTAAGCAGTCAATCTACTTCCATATCTAACTTAGATGGAAGAGTTACTAGCAATGAAACTAACATATCTAAATTACAATAGACTGATACTAGTATTTAGGCAACACTTGCTAGCCATACTTCTTCCATTAGCAGTTTAAATAGTGATGTTGATAATCTGGAGGATGATGTTGCAACTAATACATCTAATATTGCAACTAATAAAACTAATATTGAAACCAATAAAACTAATATTGCTAGTGTACAAGCTACAGCAAATAGTTTGTCCTCTACTGTTAGCAGTCATACAACATCAATTAATACACTTACTAATAAACAGACAACTCTGGAAAATAGTGTATCTACTATAACACAGACAGCTGATAAGATTTCAGCTAAGATTGGTAAGCTCACTGAGTTTAATAATATAATCCCACAATCTCTGATTGGTGGTAGTATTAAATCTATTACCAGACAAGTCTATATAGAGAGTGGTACAACGTATATTTATACTTACTCTGCTGCAGGAACTATTACAACTAAACTGAATGGTACTTCACTTAGTAATGGTAGCACATATACAGCCTCAACAACTGGTTATGTGACCTTATCAATTACGAATAGTAGTGGTTATATGATTCACTGGTTACAGTTGGAGGAAGGTCAGATTGCAACTGACTGGGGATTCGCACAAGGTGATTATTCATTAGAAACTAACAATCTTATTGTACAGCCGTTTGCTACTGGTGATTGGTTCAGTCATTAGGATTCTGGAGTAACTAATACAAAGGCTAAGGATACAGAAACTGGTTGGCACTATCGTAATCTATATTATACAGCAACTAGTGAGACAGCAGCCTATGCATAGGGCACAACTGTTGCACCATATATATATGATGATTATAATGGATCTATTATAACATACTATGTTATTGCTAAGCCTTATAATAGTAGATCTACAACCTTAACTGCTGGTTGCTATAGTTCAGATGATTCTGGTTCTTACAACAGACTTACCAATTCATCAGATAAGATTTCTCTAGGTTATGGTTGGTATCTTTATTTTGTAACGTTTACTTCTGCTTATGATAGCATTTGTACACTAAATTGGGCATACGGTATTACTGGTGTAGTAGGAAGATGGTATGTTGCAGACTTTGGAGTACTTACTGGATTTATGGTTCCGCCAGAGGTTATATTGAATAGGAAACTAACTCTAGAAACTGGTATAGATATAGAGAATCGAAAGATAACACTTACAGCAGATACGGTTGTTGTATAGAATAATAGTGGTACACAGACAGCCTTATTAAACAGCGAAGGTAAATTGAATACCAATATTGTTGAGGCTAACAAACTAACTACTACTGGTTCTGCTACAATCACTCTATAGAATGGATTGATGCAAGTTGCAGGTACTGATGGTTCTGTTAATATACAGATTGGTGTGGATAGTTCTGGTAATGCTATCCTACAGTTTATATAGAATGGTGAAGTCTTATATGATTTAGGGCCAAACGGAATTACCTATTATGTTGAAGCTAAGGATAATAGCTGGTCAGAAATAACAACACTTTATCCAATATCTGATGTTTCACTATCCAGCAATCAGATTAGTAGTGCTGATATTTATGGATCTAAGATAGGTAGCACATCTACCTACTATAAATTCAACGAAGGTTATAAGTAGGTTAGTTCTGTTAAGACATACCGAATCAGTGGTAACTCTAATCCATCAACTTATAATGGTCGAGCATACACAGCCAAATCGTCTAAGACAGCTAATAATATCACATCATCTGATTTGAATTCTCTAACATCGTTGAGTGGTTGGTATAGACATTATGCTGTATTGGAGTATAGTGAATCAATAGGATCATCATCTAAGACAATTTATGCTGTTCAAATGTGGCAATATACTTCTGGAAAGAAGGGTGTTACTTATGAATACTATTTCTATAAAGAGGGTTCTAAATATTATTTGTGTGATATAGATGGCAATAAGCTTAATGTTGATACATATCCATATCTGTATAGTTATTATAAATCTCTACATTATAGTTAATTAATATGAGTGGAATAGCAATAGCATTATCTAGATTAGATTTCAGTGAAATTGGATCTTACTAGGTAACAGACTATGATGGTACAGAAGGTAATGATTCTTCTAATACCATTATACAAAGTAGGGAATAATATTAATATTTCCTCAGATTATCAGCAACAGATACTAAGTATACAGCAGACATACTAAATAATGTCATATCTGCAGAATCTGCTGGGGACAATATAACAATTAAAGATGGTACAATTTCAGCTAAGGACACTACTTATACTGCTGGTAATAGTATTAATATCACTGACGGTGTTATATCCTATACTGGATCGGGTGGTGGTATTGAGTATACTGCTGACAATAATATTGATATTTCTACTAATAATGTTATAAGTGTAGTGTTTTATCTGATAAGTAGGATAAACTGCTGGCAATAACAAAGGTTAGTAGTGTGGTGTTTGATAACTGTTCAGATATATCTATTCTTATAACAGCACTATCCGATGCACAACAGTAAGTGGTCGTAAAGCTTTAGTTAAAATGGAAATAACAAATAATTTTACACTAGAAGAATTTGTAGCTTCTTCTACTGCTTATAGGCTACATATTGATAATGCTCCCAGCCAATCTGTAAAGAATAATATCTCTAGATTGGCTAGGGAGATTTTATAGCCTTTAAGAGATAAATTTAAGAAACCAATAAAGATAACATCTGGCTATAGATGTCCAGAATTAAATAAGGCTGTTAATGGTAGTAAGACTAGTTAGCACCTCTATGGGGAGGCTGCAGATATTAATATAGGATTGGCAGATAATAGACGTTTGTTTGAATTAGCACAATAGATGATTAAAGATGGTTAGATTGTGGTAGGGCAGCTAATCAATGAACGTAATTATAGCTGGATACATATATCCCTACCAAATAGTAAACATAAAAATCAAATACTACATTTATGACACAGAATACAAAAGAATGGTTATAGTATGGATCAGCTATATTTATGATACTTACTGGTGTTGTACTTACCTTCTTATGTTTCTTCCTTAACAGTTTCAATATTACTACTGGAGTATTGCTTTATGTCGCTTAGGCTTTAGTCTACAGTGGTGGTATTTATGGCATTAGTATTTACTTTAGAACTAACTTAGGTGAGTTTGAATCTAAGACTAAAGAATACATAGATAAGAAAATTAATAGTAAAGATTCTTAAATGCTTTGGCAGTTCAGATTATTCTGACTACCTTTGCAGCAATTTCAGTAAAATTTATCTAGAGGGTGGGTCTGTGAAGATCTGCCTTTTTTTGTTAATATACCTTAATTAGTATTGCCAGTTCAAATATTATTATTATCTTTGTGCCGAATTCAATTGTGGTGAATCATTTATGGTTTACATAAAGTTATGCCTGTGATGGTTTTACCCGTTGATTCAACACTTTTGTAATTTAGAGGTCAGCTTCGGCTGGCCTCACTTTGTTAATATACCTTAATAAATATATCATATATCAGATATTTTATATACCTTTGTATTGCAGTCTCACTGTGGATCTATCCAGAAGTACTGATGTTATAAATCTTAAATTAATGGCAACTAATACAGTATCGAGGAGTTAGTAGAGGTAGGTACTGTGGTTTAATAATGGCAGCTCCATAATCCTCTTAGCCAATTTATAATTAGATGTATAATGGAAGATCTTACTTTGATCAATGTGGTGCTCGGCAACAACAGAGCTGAATGTGTTAAATTGTTTGGTACTTGGTTCTCTACTGATGAGGCCAAACTAGGCAAGGTATTAAAGAGGATAGATACTCTTCTAGAGGTATATCCTACCTATGTAGCTAATCTCCAACAACTACGTTCTGAAGTAGAGATGAAGATGGCATTGCAACATAGCGATGAAATAGCTGCATATTTAAAGACACTTCCCTCTGAGAAGATACAAGAGTTACTAGGGCAGAAGACAGCTTAGACTGCACCACTGGTGGGCTACTATAATGGTGGCTCACCTTTATTATTGTAGGTAGGGGAAGGGGTATGGGTGCGGTCGAAGGGGAAGGGGGGTAATTTTTTTAAAGTGAAATTTTGGAAACCACCCGCCTCCGCCTTAAACACAACTGGGCAAAACCGAATTCTAAAAACCTCTACATATATATTATCCCATTCAAAACCACCTTCCAACTCTTTAGAAGCATCTTAGAGTTATATTTCCCAATCCTCAATAACGAATAGTTTTTTTATGTCCTTTAAAGGGATCTGACGTACTTCTGGCAGTTTGTACCTACCTTCATTCAATCCAGCCTTTCTGGGACTAGATTTTGTTGAGATGGTACAAGTATCTGCATCCCACTCAAAACCGCTTGGTAGGCTGTATATGATAGGTCTATGGCTATCTAAATAGAACAAGGTACTAATTGTACCATTCTTATAATGTATCTTAACGACAGAAGATCTTTTAGTTGATCTGAATATATTGACTTTATCTAGCAACTTCTGGTATAAAGATTTTTTACCTTCTGGAGTTTCTACTATCTTAGTAACAAGAGCTTTTCTTTCTGTTTCTATTTTATGTATATTGTCCATTTGCTGGTCTCTCATCTCTTCCAATCTTTTATTCAATTTAGATATTTCAGCATCTATATTATTGGCTTGCTGATCTATTACTTTTAGTAAATTCACATTGGTAAAATCAGTCATACTATTTAGTAAAGAATCTCTTTCTTTATCCTTATTTAGTATTTGCATCTCAATTTCTTTGGCCGATACTTCTATCTGTGAGTTTTCATCCTCCAATCTCTTTATACTGGCATTTGTATCATCTAGAAATAATTGAGTATCTATTCTATACTTTACATCTCTCCAGACCATATCTAGTATTGTAGCAGCCTTATATCTAACACTAGTATGATTGGCACATCCATAATAAGGTTCACCATCATAGTAAACAACACCTAAATTATGTCCACAAGTACATTTAAGAATGCCTTTTAATGGATTGAGAAACTTTACATCATTTCTCTTATCCTCTCTATTATGTTGTAGTACTTTACCAATCTTATTAAAGGTAATATCATCTATTACTTTTATTCCAGTATCGTAATATGTACCTTTATAAAGTCTCCTTCCATTATAAAAAGGATTTTTAAGTACAAATCTTACTGCAGGTACTGACATATTCAAATTATACATCATATTAATCTTCTTAGTAGCTTGTCTTAAAGAAGATCCTTCTACTACTAATTGATATATCTTCTTTACTATTTGTATCTTCTCCTCATCTACTTCTAATACACTCTTAGGTATAGACTTAGTACTGACCACCTTAAATCCTAACGGAACTTGTGCACCTACATACGCTAAAGGGTATCTGGTTACGATGGATACTTTACCAGTAAGCATACGTTCTGTAATCTTCTTTCTTTCATCTGCTGCACCATAAGCTTTTATAGCCAGCATAAGAAAGTCAGTCAATCCCATATTCTTCTTATATACTTTACTAGGATCATCCAACATAACCAGATTAAACTTGCTCAGTATTTCATAAAGGAGATTAAATGTTTCCATCACATCCTCATTCCTACTGATTCTGGATAGTTCGCTCACTACCACTACATTCACCTTACTGTAATTTGTAAGGACATTATTCAATCCAACTCGGCTTAGCTTAGCACCACTAACGGCAAAATCCTCTTCGATACCAATGAGTTCTTTGTCAATACAATATCTCCTAATGAGATCTCTCTGTCTCTCCAAATCTTGTTTGTCTGTGGAGACTCTGATATAACCTAATACTTTCATACTGGGTGCAAAGGTAATAAATTTTTATCACACCAGCAAGTTTGTAAAGTTAATATCCACTAAATAATCAAACATAGTGGTACAAAAAAAGGCCATCCATCTCTGGACAGCCCTTTATTTATCGTAGGTTTCGGTACTTTCTATCTATTTTCGCGATGTACATATCTCTTTTAAAATCTTTATGTATCTTAGTAATCATCTTTACTAATACCACAGCAAGGAAGGTTAGTAGTATAATTATTAATAGTATCATAGTATTAAAATTTAATAGGCTTCATTATTTCATAAGATTTTTGTAAATGCTTCTTTATATTATGGCAATTTATTTCTTTCCATATACCAAATTGATTTTCATACATTATTTTAAATTTCTTAGTAAAAAGTATTTGAAGTTTATTTTCTTCTATCTGGTATAAATATGTTCCTTTATAAATTGTCCAATTATATGAGTCATAGCCATTCTGAAAACTACCACTATATCTTAACTTACCTATTCGGCCATAATAATGATCATAATGTGGCATTGTAAAAGTCTTACCTCCTAAATCAACATCACCATAAGTTCTATATGCTTCAATAGTATCACCATCTTCAGTAATCAATTTAATTATTGGTGAGTAAGCTAAAGGATCTTTAAATGTAGATTTAATCATACTGGCTTTATGTACGAAAAAATAAAGACTGTAAATTTCTTGTCCGTTTTCAAAAGCATCTTTAGCTAATGTGTATTTAGTACCGCCAAATATTTTTTCTGTATTGGTACAACAACATCTTGTAGTATCATCTATTAATTTATTTAGAACTAACTCTTGTGCATTTACATTAAGAGTAACAATTGTAATAAGGAATAATATAATTCTTTTCATAGTTTTGTAATTTTTGCTTTATTAGTTGGTATAAATAGTACTTGTTTAAGAACTTTGCCAGTATCTATGGCTGTTGTTTTAGCTCCATACATTAATTCTGGCTAAACATCAATATCATTTAGATTGTACCAGTAAAAGGTGTTTCCGAATATGCAAACATAATATCTTTTATCTGCTGGCATTTTCATCATATCTCTATATTTGTGAAGCTCCATCATATGTGTTGGATAATTCTCATACTTCTCATCTCTGTTCTTGATCTCAATTAGTATCTTTTTACCTTTATTCCAGATAATACAGTCTATTGGATCATACTAGTTAGTTGTAAATTTATAGTTCTTTATGCCATTCTTCTTTAGACCTTGCTAAAACTTTTCCCTACCGAGCTATTCGGCTTTCTTAAATTCATTCATATATTTTAAAATTTAATATTCTACTTCCAATTTCAAATCCCTTAGTTACTTTGCCATCTATTCTTTTAGATGTTTCCTCTACATTAAAGATTCCATTATTTTTAATAAGAGCTGCCTTTGCAGTTAAATCAATTTGTAATCTATCAAATTCTCCTTCCAAATACTTTTTAACATCTGCACTGCTTACAAATCCTTCTCCAAAATGATTGTAAAGATTGAGAAATACTATATTCAACATCTTTTTGTCTGCAATAGCTTTGGCTATCTTACCCTTACTCCATTTTAGAGTATTGAGTTCACTTTCCTTCATATAGTATCTTATATCTCTAAACTCTGTAAACTCCATTTCATATTCGTTTCTCAGTAATCTATCTGCAGTATTCAGATAATCTTGTAACATACTTTTATATGAGAATGTTGTTATCTTTTTAATTTGGCCAGTAAATAGTTCTATACTATCCTTACTCAACTCATCAGTAGGAGTAAATCTACCAGAACCATCTCTATAAGCAGCCAGCATTAAATTATCATTTGTATATTGTTTACGAATTAACTGTTTATTTTTAAAGGCTTGTATTTTCAGATTGTTTA